CTTGTATTGAATGAAATCGGCTTCTTCTAAGTCTAAAATCTGCATACATAACTGCAATTGAGGCATATAATGCTCGGGAACAGATGCTTCAATTTTACGAGACATTGGACACTTAATTTCTACAAGTTTCCCAGACTCTGTCACACCATCGGGGCTACCACCTAACCATGTATGAATCGGGTGTGGAACGAGACCTAATTCATGTACGACTTCACCATGTCTCTCTTCATAGAGGATACGGGCTTCATCTTCATATTTCTCACCGTGCCTTGTGGCTTCATTGCCCATAAAACGGGGTCCAATACCACATTTTTTAAGAAGGAGATCTTCGGGTTTTTCATACTTATTCACACCGATGGCTGTTGCTGCGTCTGAGGCGGTTAGGAGATTTCCACGAAGAGCAAGCCATTCTTCAGACTTCTGAGCCGCATATTCCCGCTCAATCAAGGCTTTGACATTGGGATGCATGTTAATTTATTGTTGCGGATAGTTTTTAAGTTGTTCAAAGAATGCTCGAGCTGCCAATTGTTCGGCTTGTTTTTTACTCTTGGCTTCCCCCCTACCCCCAAATTGACCATTTATATAGGTATCAATGTAGAAAATACCTTCGTGATGACCCACAACACGATATTCTGGGAGTGGAATATTCATAATTTGGCAATACTTCATGAGGTGATCCTTGAAGTTATCATCAATCATGATCTTATTGAGATCAATAAAATTGGGATCATTGTAGATTCTAAGAACAAACTCCTTCGCGTGGAGTAAGCCAAGATCCATATAAATCGCACCCACGAGAGCTTCAAAGACATCCTCTAGAATCTTTGGGTTGTTATTCCAGTTGTTTCTCATGCCCTTCTCATCCATGAGAACCATATTATTGAGACCCATTTTGAGAGCTATATCAGCTAGGGTCTCGGAGCGAACGAGTTTTGTACGAGCTTTGGTGAGAAATCCTTCTTGTCTCTCTTCATATCTATCAAAGAGGAACTTGGTAATGATAAAACCTAACACGGAATCACCCATAAACTCAAGGGTCTCAAATGATTCATTGAATTGTTCATATTCTTTGAGCGCGGATTTGTGGGTGAATGCTCTGTGGTACAAAGAAAGATTCTTAATCTTTGTACCAACAAGCTTTTCAATATCTTGTTGATTGAAGTTCATATTGTTAAAATGTGTTATTTTTTTAAGCCTTCTTCACGTAGTGGGGTGAGAGGTACTTTTGGAGGTTCAAGTAGGTAACAACAACGTCAGCTGGTGGTTGCAACAAATCCTTGAGCTTATCGTCGAGGACAAGTTGGCGACCGTTTTCTGGATGCTTAAGACCGTTTTCAGTAATGTACTTGTTGATGAACTTCGTCACCTCAGAGCGAGAGACAAGTTCACCTTCGGGAAGACCCAAGAACTCACGCAACTTAGGCGTTACTTCTTGCTTACGGTTAAACCCATTGTTAGACGCACGAGCCTTCGCCTTTTCACCGGTTGGGTCTTCTTGGGTATTCTTGACCTTACGGACGAGCTTGGTGAGAGACTTAACGTCAGCTCGGAGAGCGGCAATTTCAGCTTGGATAGTTTCAAGAGACATCTTATACCTTGTTCTGTGTCTTAATCTTTAAGTAATATAAATTAGAAACAAGATCGTGACAGCAACCAATGCTATAAACATAACGTTGAAGTTATCTTCTATTCTTTCATCTCTTTGGACTGGGCGTCCCACAATACGATAAGGTTGTCTCGGTGTAATCCCCTTTACTTGACCAGGACACCCCCCCGCGCAACAATCTGCTGGACAAGGTTTCAACTGTGGACCTCTTCTCGCGGCGCAGAATTGATTTGACATTGGGTTACCTTCACCTTTGTAGGCATAACATTTACATTCATCGATAATGTTACAGACCATATTATTATGTAGCAATATAATAATGGACACTGAAATTTATTCAGAAGCTGTGATCAACAGATTTTTGAAGAAGAATTTATTCTTCAACGATCCAGTACTCGAGAAGTATTATCGAGATAACAATTTGACCGGTTTCAGAAAGCGAGTTCACCGACTTCACAAGAATGAGAGTTTTGAAAAGATAGTGTACGCTCTCGTCACCGATACAATTCGCGACATAGTGTTAAAAAGTGTTGGAGATCTCTCCGACTATTTGAAACTAACGGGTGATCTTGTGATATCTGGTGGTGAAGCTTTCAATATGCACCTAGAGCGTAAAGATAGATTAGTGACGAGTGATATCGATACAAAGTTTTTACCTCGAATTCCCCGTGATTCAAAATATTTTGGCAGACTTCAAGCCATAAAGCTTCTCTTGTGGGATAAACTCGGTGAAATTTCAAAGAACATTGGTATGAAAGTTAAGCAACGTCTCTCTAATTCGAATAAGATTGGAAAGTTCATAGGATTGGGTTTCGCCGAGCGTGGACCATACGTCACAAGAAGATACCTTCTGATCAAAAAGAAGAAGTCACAGCGTGGCAGTGAGCCAACGCGCGGTGATATTTTCATTGATGTTGAACTATTTGCACTTGACTTGAACTTGCGGTATTTTTCGATTAAAGATGGAAGAATCACACCGACCGTTCTCGGGGGTATCCTCGACATACCATTTATGCGTCCAAATGAATTTGGGTATGAAGTTGTGGAGTCAAAAAAGGCTGGGATTGTTTACAAAAACAAAAACACCAACACCATGATACATGATAAGCGTATATATGTTGCCGGAAAGCGCTTTTTACTCGACGACGTTTATTTGATGCAAAAATTGGGTCTTAGACCTGAAAAACGGGAAAAGGATAGACAGCGCATGTATAAGTTATCAAAACTGATCACAAAGAGTGCAAATATCAGGCCAACTGATGACATAAACACAATATACGAACGTACACACGACAAGATAAAGAGTGTCTCCAGAAAGATCTCAAGACCAACACGTGTGAATATATCACTCGCAAGTAAAATCAATCCTTATAAATACGCCGAATACACTACAAAACCACAGGCCGATCGATTATCTAAACAGATTGTGTACGGTGTGAAAACTTCAATTCCAAATGTAAATATTCAAGGTTTTGCAAAGACATATGGCGCACAGCGTTTTGATTTAAAAACCCAAGAATGGATCAAGAACACATCAAAGAACTATATCAAAAATGAATATAACTACAGGCCAACGCAGTCGATGAAACTTCCCGACTATCTGAACATGTCAAAACTACTATACGGATACAAACCGATTCGTGACAAATGGGTACCAGTCGGTATCATAAAGAAAGCTGCACAGATTCCATTTGTTGGTTTAAAGAATTGAAACGTAAAACATACATATAATGTTGTACAACGCTCCAGTCAAAGGTGATGATGGTTTGTATTTTGTAAAGACTCTTACAGATGAAAAGCGTAAGTGCTTTGTTCAGCTGAACAAAGCGACTGTCAGTGAAGTATCCGGTGAAATCTCATTCGACTTGAAAACCGACTCCAACAGGGCTAAGATTCAAGCCATTGATGACCTCAACCTCGAATCCGCGCGCGAAAATTGTTCCGAGTGGTTCGGTAAAAATCTTTCGGACGATGTCATTCGGACTGCGTACACACCAAGTATTGTGAATGATCAAATCACAGGCGACTGTATTGCGGTCACTAAAGTTTTCAACAGTGACCAAGAACTCATCGACATTGAAATGATCAAGCAGGGTAAGAATTGTAATATCATCCTCGAATTTGCGGGACTCTGGTTTGCGAAGAAGGCCTTTGGTCCAGCTTGGAATATTTTTCAGGTCAAAATTTTCGATGAACCAAATCTCGAAGTATACCCAGAAGAATATGCATTTAATGACGAAGATGGGGAATAAAAAAATTGTTGATCTTATATAAAAGATAATGAAGGGTCGCACTCAGAACCTCATGATGTTGCTTGCCATCGCTGCTTTGGTGTTCGTACTCTTCAGTATGAACGGCAAATCTAACTACTCAATTGACGAAACTGAATATGCGGCGTTTGACTTTGCTCCAGCGGCGGGTCCAGCGGCGGGTCCAGCGGCGAAGGCTGGCTGTGGTATGCGTGCGGGTACCGGTCTCGCGTCGTCTCTTCTCCCACGTGAAGTTGCTTCCCAGGAGGACTTCGGTCAGTTTGCTCCAGAGGATATCCTCAAGGGTCAAAACTTCCTTGAACCACGCAAGCAAATTGGCTTCCCAGAAACGGTCGGTGGTGCGTTGAGAAATGCGAACCAACAAATCCGTTCGGATCCACCCAACCCAAAGGATGGCTACGTGTGGAACAACTCTACCATAGTTGCAGACGAGATGCAGCGTGATTTGTGCTAATTTCACTTAAAGATTAGACCTTAGCTTTATGTAAATAATGTCAGTACCTACCGAACTCTCCGAAAGTGTTTCGAAGCTTGTTGAACTCAGTAAGCAACTTTCTGAAGCGAAATCTGATATCAAAATCCTTAATCAAGAAGAGAAACGTCTCAAAGAATCTGTGAAGAGACATATGATAGATCAGGGTATTGATACCATTAACCTCAGAAAGGGTAAAATTAGTGTACGCAAATCAGTGCGTAAAGGCAGTATGACTAAGGATGCTGTAAAGGATGGACTTCTCAAATTCTTTGGTGGTGATGAAGTTAAGGTCGAGGGGGCGCTTAATGCTATCCAGGACAATCTTAAAGTAAAGGAGTCAACTTCTATCTCGTTAACTGGGATAAAAGAAAAGCCCTCTAATGAAGATAAGTAATAACCATGGTTTGGAGTCAATACGTTTACGAAGCTACGACGGGATATGATGTTCTCCCAAGCGATGAAGAAGAATTTGAAGATGACATTCATCTCAGTGTTGAAGATTGGCAAATCAAATACTCAGATGAACTATGGGAATTGTGGAGACGCGTTGAACAACTTATTCACGACGCATTCCTTGAACATACACTCATGACGGAATGTACATTTTCCGATTTCGCTGAGTTTTGTTACAATGATCATCACGATGATTGTGACTTTGTTTGGATTCCATATGAATCAAATTTGTCGTATATCTGGAGACATATCCAAGAATATTTGGAAGATACAGGTCTCTATGATGAATTCATGCCTGGCGCTACATTTGATCATTGGGTTAAGTTTGCAGCAGAGCATACTAAACAAAATAATATAACTATATATTAACCATGCTCCCAGATATCACCTCCCAAAAAGTTGCCGTTCCAGCTGCTCTTTTTTTGGCGCTCAGCCCAGGCGTCCTCTTGACCACCGACGGGCGTTCTCTCAAGTTCGTAAACGGAAAGACCTCGCAAATGGCCACTATGTTCCATGCGCTCGTGTTCTTCCTCGTGTACAGTCTCATCGCGAAGGCGATGGGTCTCGTTTTGACGAAGACCGATTTGATCGTCACAACCACTCTCTTCTTGGCGCTCAGCCCAGGTCTCCTCTTGACTATTCCCCCGGGTTCTGGCGGTCTTCTCCGATCCGGACAAACGAGCATTCCCGCGGTGTTGACCCACGCGATTGTTTTCGCTATGATCTTCGCGCTTTTGCGTCGTCAATTTCCTCAATTCTATTAAATAGGAGAATGAAGTACCTTGTTTTGGGTCCCGCATCAATGGGTATCTATTCGTTGATTGGGTCTCTCAAAGCACTTGAATCCAAACTCATAGATGTGAAGGAAATATCTGGATCATCTGCGGGTTCAATTTTAGCGTTACTTTTGGCACTGGGGATGTCCGTGGATGAAATACTAGAAGTGTCTTTATCTCTGAATATCCCCGATTTTGTTAAATTACGCATAGGCTCATTCTTTAACAAATTTGGTTTTGTTGATTTAGGTCCTATTCGTGAAAAACTCGTAGAAGTGTGTGGGTGTGATCCCACATTTAGTGAACTGGAGATGAAGATTTATGTGTCTGCGTATTGTCTGAACTCATCATCAACTGAGTACTTTTCTAAGGATACTCACCCCGATATGAAAGTTATTGACGCAGTTTGTATGAGTATGGCGATACCGCTGATTTTTGCTTGCGGTAAGTACGAGGGAAAGACCTATATAGATGGGGGAACACAAGAACAATATCCAATGACTCCATTTTTGGGTAAGAAGCCACATGAAGTTACATGCATAAAACTGAAAATGGATAGAGTTTATCAAGAAGAAATAAACAATCCAAGACAGTTTGTAGAATCTCTGATTCGTTCATCTCTCACAAATAGAATAGAATACAGTAAATATACAAAGATTTTTGAAATAAATGTGGGGGATACTAATATTTTTGATTTTGGTATGTCCTACGAGGAAAAGGTTAGGTTGTATAATATAGGCTATTCTACTATAAAATAATTCGTTACACTTTTTTGTTAACTTAATATAAACAATGAACGCGTGTGATCCAGACGCGGATATAGAAAACCTTAGGAAGTTGATTAAGATCAACGCTGGGGTAGATATTAAGTTAACAAAGAAAGAAATATGTGAAGCTTACCAAGATATTCAGGACGGCAAGTTGCCTCTTCCACCATTGGTTATGAATTCAACTAGGACTTATCTCGTTGATAAAAAGTCCCCATTGAAGCCCAATGACTATGAACTTCTTTTTGATTCAACCACAAAGAGAGCCGATCTTAAGCGGGTCGCTCGTAAGGTTAATTTGAAGAATGTTGAACAGATGACAAAGAGTCAAATTGTTGATGCTATCGGTAAGCGTCTCCGATATATGAAAGTTCATGAACCTGTTAAATTCGCACGAAAGCGACGGGTTTCGGTTAACACAAACACAGCAGTGAATAACACAGCAGTGAGTAATGTTAACAATGCTAATTTCAATATCAACCGTGTCAACACCAATGTGAACACGAACCGTGTGAACACCAATGTGAACACCAACATGAAC